GCCTCATGGAACCAGTGGATGACCCGGCTGCGGTCGGGCCTCTGTTCGCTGGTGTCGAGTGTTGAATCGGAATCATTTATGGAGGCAGCGTAATGCCCACCCCCAAAGTAAAAACCCGGCGCTTACTACTCCCGAAGCACACCCTTAATCGCGTGGAGGCTGAACGATGAGTACGACCGAACAACCAACGCTATTCAACACCGCGCCGACTGGCGACGGAACCGGCAGGACGTATGGCGAGGACAAACCCATCGCCCGGCTATTCACACCTGAGCAGTACGACCGCGACCACCCCGACGTGTGGCAGTTGTTTGTCAAGCTCGCTCGTGAGGCCAAGGACAAAGGTCTGACGCGATTCTCTGCGCGAGCAATCATCCACCGCATCCGATGGGAATACACCATCGACCGAGCGGATAACGACGGCTTCAAAATCAACGACCACATGAGTACCTACTACGCGCACAAGCTGGTTGGCGTTGACCCGCGATTCGCGGACTTTTTTGAGTTTCGATCCACCACCCCCGACAAGGACTCTTGAAATGACCGACCAACAAACACAAATTGACTGGCAGGCCCGCGCGGAAGCTGCGGAGCGACAGGTGCGGGAGGCGAGGGGGTTGCTTGAGGCCGCAACCGTCTTTCTGGACAAGGGCGAGTTTTATCACCAGTGTCTTGAAGCCGGGAATCGCGGCACAAACTTCGACTGCGATGGCTGTGACGCAGCCCTTGCCGCGAAAAACATAAACGCCTACCTCACCACCCCTGCACCCTCACCCGCGCAGGCGACGGATGTGGAGGTGGAGCGGTTGCAGGAGGCGCTAAAGAAAATTGCTTCGGCTAAGCACGGGGATACTTCGTGCAGCTTGCCAGCGCAAGGATATGGGGAGTTAGAGTGCGCTGTTATTGAGGCAGAAGATTATTTAGCAAGGATCGCCTTAGCCGCCCTGGCCCCGCCCGCCGACGCGCAGGGTGAAACAGAAAGTGAGGTGCGGTGATGCTAAAACCCCTCCTTTTTGCCGTGTGTGTGTGTGCCTTTGTTTGCTTTGTCGCGAACGCGGCCTTCAGAGTGGTTGGAAGCGTCGATACCTCCGCGAGACTCACCGAACGCCGAGACATACAGCGCGAGGCCATCGACCACGGCCACGCGCACTACGACCCCCGCGATGGTTCGTTTACTTGGAACGCACCCGACGAGTGCGGGCAACAGGAAAGGCAGGCCGCAGATGAGTAACAACGACGAGCAACTTGATGGAGCTATCCGCACGATTGAAAACGTCGCGGGCTTTACTGAACCCGACACCGGCGTAGGTGATGCGTGGGAAGTCGTCACAGCAAGGCTTGACCAACTCACCCGCCTGCGTGCCATCGTCGAAAAGCTGCCAAAGACGGCTGACGGCGTGCCGATCGTTCCGGGGATGTACGTCTATTGTGCGTTCCGCACAGGCACAATTGACGGTCGCGTAGCAGGCGCTGATTTACTCCGTGTCCGCGTTCAATACGGACACCCGATTGACATAACTGATGGCGGTAATGTAATGGCGGATGAAAGCGACCCGTACACGACGGCGCTGTACTCCACCCGCGCCCTTGCCAAATCCGCCGCGCGCGATGCGAGGGGGGCGTGAACGTGGCAAGTAATTCACCCACACAGCGCACTCTCGCATACTTCCGCGACCTTGGATTCAAGGTGCAGGTGGTCGAGCGGTGGTGTCAATACTCCCGCAGGCGCATCGACCTGTTCGGCTGCATCGACATTGTCGCGGTGCGTGAGGGTGTTGGCGTGGTCGGTATTCAGGCGTGCGCTGGGTCGAGTCACGCGGCACGCAGGACGAAGGCGCTGGAGCAAGAGGCGTTGCAAGACTGGCTCAAGGCAGGCGGGAGGTTCGAGGTGGTGTCGTGGGCGAAGCGGGGGGCGAGAGGCAAGCGGAAAGTGTGGACGGTGAGGCGAGAAGAACTGACAATAGCCGACCTTTAATTCTACATGGAGATTCTTGAAATGGCTGATTCTGGCGTTCGACGCTGTAGGGGTGGTGGGCATGAGTGTTGGGTAAAGTCGTGTGACGATAGTGAGGTCAAGCACATCATTGCCACCGGCAAAAACCGCGAACTAATTGCGGTTATCGAGCATCTGTCCGCGTGCATCATGTGTGCTGTCCGCTGGAACCATGTTCCGAGTGGCCTATACGCCGAAATATTGAGTCGGATAGCCCCGGAATCGCTAGATCGGCTACAAGAGATTGGGAATGTGAATCTTGATTATGGGTATTTGTATAAACTGGAACGCGCTGATCGTGATCGTCGTATAGAGGCTGAGGTCGAGGATAGGCTTCGCGCAATCAGCCGTCACACCGCAAACGCAATCCAGATACGCCCTGACCCCAAAGCCCCGCCGTACTGGTCAGATGCGTATCCCCCAATCCCCCCACTCCGGCTTCCAGCGACTTGCGATGGCGATGGGCTTCCTGAATCATCTGGTGTTTATTTTGTACGCGACGAGTACGGCGATATTGTTTATGTGGGGCAAAGCATAAACCTCAGTAAGCGGGCGACCCTATCACATCCAAATATTTTTGATGGAGAATGGGTTGGATACCTTGAGTTTCCCGCCGCAACTCTCTTGTACGCCGAGTCTTTTTATATTGGCGTGTCCAGACCACCCCGCAATTTCGGGGCGTTCCAGTCAAGGCTTGCGGAACGAGAAGAATTGGAGGCGGTCGGCCTTTGAATTGATCGTTGCTGCAAAGGTGTAGTTTACTTATGATATTACTGCAAAGCTAAACCCCAAAACAGGTAAGGAACCCGTCATGGCCAAGTCAACCGCCGAAGTCAAACCCGGATACAAAACAACTGAGTTCTGGCTTTCTGTCGCAGCCACCATCGTTTCAGCCCTCGTCGTGAGCGACCACTTCGCAGCAGGGTCGCCACGCGAGAAGATCGCCGCAATCCTCGGCGCGGTGCTTGTGGCGATGGGGTATCAAGTCAACCGCGGCGGGGTGAAGCGGGCGGCAGGTGGGGCATTGGTCATTGCCCTCATGCTCCTACCCTCCCTGTCAATCGTCGGTTGCGCGCCAGCATCAGCAACCAACACAACCCCGCAGGCCGCACGCCAAGCCACCCCGCAGACGGGGCAACAGCGAGCGGGGCAGGGTGATAACAATGTAGCGGCTGCAGCCGGCGGCGCACAGGCGGGTGTGGGTGATAAGCCAAACCGTAGGGCGGGTGATACACCCGGTCAGGCTTCCGTAACATGGTCGGTCGATGAGAATGGCAAGGTCACAGGATCGGCCAGCGGCCCTATCGAAACCCTCATCATCGCTCAAAACGCCGAGTACAGCCCTTCCGCCAGCGCCACAATCAGTGGTTCTACCGAAGGTACAACGCAGGGCCAAACGCAAACCCCTACTCAATCGCCCACCCAAGGCAATACCACCAACCAAACCCCCACGGCAACCGCCAACCCCAACATCCCTGTTGACGTGAACGTGACGCCGGGAAGCGGCGGCTAACCCATGACGCTATCCACCATCGAACGTGAAGCGGTTTGGATTGGCCGAAGTGCCGACTATGCCCTTATGCGCGGGCATGGTGATTATAAGCAGGATCGCAAGTCGGTTATCGTCGTGCTGACGGATGAGGCAACCAACGAGCAGTTACTTTCAGCCATCGACCATGTAGCAAATGTATTGCATGGCAAGCCGAAACCTACCAGCCCGGAGGTCCAAACGTGAACGTCAGCGTACTTGATGGAAAAACCATGATTCCTATTGGTCTTGTCTGTGGCGCGATTATCGTTGCCTTCGGCATAATCAATCCAATAGTGTCAGCAGCAATTGACTCGGCGCGTGACGACGCGACAATTGCAACGAAGATTGATATGACACTAGCGGATCACTCCAAGCGGATAAGCAAGGTCGAGCAGCGGCAGGAGTACATCTACAACGCCACGATCCGCATTGAAACACGCCTCGGCACGCTTCCAGATGCAATGACGAAGTAGCTTCTTACTTCACCCCATACAGCTTAAACACACCCGACTCCACATTCCCGCTTGAAAACAGGAACTGGATGCCGGTGATTGCAACTGCGGTGAGGTACGCGCCACCAAACGAGAGGATCAGGGGTGTGCCTGCACCTTGGATGCAGAAGGTTTGACCCTCGGCGAACTGGAATGTAGTTGTGCCGGCGGGGTTGTGGATGCGAGCCACACCAGATAGACCTTCGGACGTATCGCTACCCACGGTGTACGTCGCGTGAGAGAGCGATATGGCGGTGTCTGCGGTGTCAGTGCCATTTCGTGCTGTACCATCACCACCCGTAACAGCCCATGCGTAGTCAGATGCACCAGACTTCCACGTACTGCCCGCGTCATCTGAAAACCGCATAAGCAACTGCACCGCGTCAGTCGCGGGTACGACGTTACTGAGGACAACGAGGTACGTCCTGTACGTCGAACTTATGCCAGTGGCGAAGTCGATCGTGGCGGTGTTGGATGCCGTGACGGTTTCGATGAGGACAAGGCTTGCGCCCTGCGCGCCAGTCAACCCCGTGATCTGCGAACCGTCCGCAGCCGGGTAGCCCGTGGCGTCCATAACGGGTACGTTTCCATTGGCCACGCCCGTATCCACCAGCGAGGCAGAGCCGAGATCGCTGTTGAGGGGTACGTCGCCAGCGTCGGTCCCCGTATCAACCACCGCCGCCGTACCAAGCCCAAGCGAAGTCCGGGCTTGCGTTGCTGTTTCCACAGCCCACGCATCACTTGCCGCAACGAGGAACTTATCATCACCAGTAACCGTAGGCAGGTTGCCGCCACTCACTTCCGCAGCCTGCAACTGCTGCAACGTTACGTAGTCCGTAGCCGCTGTTGCGTCCGCGCCATTTGTGATGCGTTTGGAGTCGGCATCCCATGCGCTGAGGTCAGTGGCCGAGAGGGACATGAGTTGTGTCGCACCAACGTAGAAAGCCGCACCACCAGTCCTGGTGAAAGCCTGCTGCGCCAGCATCGTGAGCCGGTCGAGGGCTTGCTCATGCGTCTCGGCGGGGAAGTCGTCATTCTCCACGTAGTCCACACCCTGGGTAGGCGTCACCCACCTGTCGATGTGGATCGTCTCGCCAGAGGCGGGGGCGGTGAGCATCGTGACCGTACCGCCCGCCAGATTGCCAGCGCCCGTCACGGTGTAATGGGTGGTGAGGGTCTTGATCGTGGGTACGCTTGTGGAGTCCACCACCACGTAAACCACCAAGTCGCCGTCGGCGAGGAAGTAGTACGGGACGGAAAACGCCACGGTCGCGCCATCGCCTGCGTAGCTGACGGTACTTGTGGAACTGGCAACGGTCATGTTAAATCTCCAAATCAATCAAGGGTCGCGTTTTGCCTGCGCTTCGCGGCGTTGGTGTCTTTTTCTCTTACGTGTTTGTAAACCTTCATGCCTTCACGGATCGGGTAAAGCGGAACATTGCCAACCCAGATGGCAGCAAGGTCGGCTGACAAGATTACAATCTTGGGTAGCATATCTTCGATATCTTCTTCGCGCTGCATACTGTCAATCAAGCCCCGTGCGCGTTCCTGTGCTCCCTCGATAAAGGAGATGTGCGGCGATACTGCTGGTGCGTGGCTCTGGCTACCGCGAAAGACGAGAGCGCTTAATATCGTTGCCGCCATATCGCCGAACAGCACATTGCTTGCCGCTGTTTCCGCAACCCGCTGCGCCAACGCCTTTAGCCGATCTTCCTTCTCATCTTCATTATCCCAGTCGAAAAGGCTGGCAATGCTGGCGACGGTGATAGACGATAGGACGAAAACGTTGGTCATCGTCGCAACCCACCTACGCCTTGACATTTGCCCCCTGGACATCTGAATCGTCGAACGTATCGCAATGTCAATGTGCTTCGACCGCTGCGAACGGAAGGCGTTTACGATCTTGGCTGATCCATGCGCCCGTGACTCAAGAGCCAACCCGCTGACATGCAATGGGTCAAACGTCGGTTGTGTTCGGCGAACAACACGGTTGGCAATTTCCGCAACGCGGGCAAAGTATTCATCACCGTTGATCTTCCCCGTTTCTTTTGTCGCCTGAAACTCTGCCGCTTTCCAGATGGTTCGGATTGCCGCCGCGTCAACTGCGTGAATCCATGCGAATCCAATTTGGCGTTTGGGATGCACGCCATGCAAACCCACGTCGCTGTCCGCACCTTCATGCACCAGATACTGACCGCTGGCCGCAGCACGAGCGCGAAGTGGAGGGGAATAACGGTTGATGCGATCATCAATCCTCTTGTCGGCTATCGCGCCTGTGGCGATTGCCCTCGACAAATAAATCGAACTGATTTCAGACTCAGCCGCAGCGATTGACGAATACTGGTATGCGGCGATTCTCGGATTAACGATCAGGAGTGAACTGGTTATGTTATTGGCGACAAACCGCACCGCCGGCTCCCAAAACGACAGATTCTTTTTCGCTCCGATGTTATGTTCAGCGAGCGTGTCGAACGTCATAAGGACTCGCCTCACAAGACGCTGCCCACGCTTCACGTTGTTCAGTTCGGGCGATATGGATTCGAGAAGTCGCGTAGCGGTATCAATCGCCTCAGACATATGCGCGACGGCAGTAGTCTTTCGAGCATGATTCTCCGTTGACATTACGAACGAGCCGATAATGACAGGGCCAGCCGGTCCACTACGCCTCTGGATAACGCTGGCCTGTTCCAGCATCCTTACATCCATGAGTTTTGACGACCCGAACGGGATCGGATCACCATCTTTGAGGGATGCACGCGGGAAATAGGTGTCGTCTTTTGTAATATCTCGTCCGAGATTTGCAAGCGACCAATCAGCGATGAGCTTCTTTAGCGGCCCGTTCATATACTCGACAACCTTCCTGACATACCCACGCTCTGCTTCGGTCAGGAAGGATGTGTCAGACATAATGGTGGCGATATCTTGATCGCTCAGGTGAATCGTGCGGGTCTTATCTTGGCCCTCGATTACGATGCCCGTACCTCGCTTCACCTCGCCCGCTTCATTCTCGGTGTCCACAACAGCGGCCATCGTGCTTTTATCAAGGAGCGTTGCAAATAGGTGCATCCTCTGGTCAAGGTCCAGCTTTACCTTCTGATCGCCAAACTTCTGCGTCTGCACACTTGATCCGGGAAACCTGAGCCGCGTCCACCGCTTGTAAAGATTGCCAGTAGTTTTGTTAATCCTCGCCCACGCAGGCGTACCCGGAGCCATGCCCGCAGACTTCAAAGCGCTGATGATGAAGTCTTGGAACTTGGCAAGGTCCGCCTCTTGTGCGTCCTGTCCGGCGACGACGTTTTCGTAGATAACTTTGCGGAAGGTTTCGCCAACCATGATGCCGAGCGTATCCATCGTGGCGTGCGATTCCACGCTCGCAACAGCGTCGAGTATCTTCGTACCCCTTAAAGACTCAAGCCTATCGTCGGACGGGTCAACCTTCCGCTTTTTGAGTTTGCTGATTTCGGCAATGAGGGCTTTTTTGAGTTTTTGAAGTTCTACCTTTTTCCCAAGAATGATCGCCCTTTGCTCTCGGTCGTTCGCCGCAACCAACTCGGCAAGGCCGTTGGCAAGTTCCGTCATGCCATCCGTACTGCCGTCCTTGGTGTCATAGGCTTCAACCTTTTCCAGAAGTTCCTCGACCGCCTTCTTTCGCTCTGGCGTGAGCATGGTTTTGGGCTTGGCCGACTTTGCCGCAGTTTTCATCTGGCTTACCGCGTCCTTGCGGGCCAGCGTTTCAAGTTTCCCCTGAATCTTCTCAATCGCCCTCTCTAATCCGGGCCGAGTCTTGATATCCCTCACATCCTTGAGCATCTCACCTTGAATCTCTTTGGGGAGTAGGCGCTCGGTGATATCCACAAGTTCAGCGCGAAGTCCGTTCAGCCGAGCCTCACGATCTTTCGCAAACCGCTTGACCTCGTTAATAGCCGCTTTTGCTTTCGCACGCTCTGTTTTGCGTGTGGCGAGCTCCACCTGACGCGCCGTTGTCTGTTGCCGGGACAGAGAGGCCCGTAGAGCCTGCCTGTCTGTAATCGTGGCTCTTTCCTTGGATGGAACTATGCCGAGCCTACGGAGCGTGTCTGTGGGCTTTTCGCTGAGGCGTGGTGAACGCTGCTCGTCTGCGGCGGCTTGCCCCTTGTCGGCCCGCTTCTTTTCAGAGATGTTCAGCTTTGGTTTTACCGACTCATCAGCAGCGGCAGCGGCTTCATCAGCGGCAATACCAACCTCAATCCGCTCAAGGATGAACTGCCAATTAGACCTGTCGTCATCGGTCAGGCGATCTTCGAGGGGTACATCCGAACCTTCCGCCCTGTCCGCTTCATCCTGCTCAAGCAATTCCTCAATTTTGTCAGAGGATTCTCGCTTTTCCTCGATGGACATGCCTTCGATAGCTTCGGTTACATCAACCTCGGTCGTGGTGTCGGCGGCGGTATCTGGCGCAGACTCATTCAGCGCATCAGAGATATTTTGTTCGATGTCTTTGGAGGCGTCAGCGTCACCACCCGAAAACGTGGTGACGGAAGCGCCAACGCCACCGCCAAGACCACCTGCAAGTGTTGACTCAAAAGCACCACGCGGGGTTATGCCGTGATCGAGCCCGGCGACAAGGCGCGTCACGCCCTCCAAAAACATCTGCGAATCTTCTTCGAACATTTCGCCCGCGCCACCGCGAAGCACGCGGTTGGTGAAAGCCCAAAAACCCTTACCTGGAACCTCAGTGAACTGATGGGGCAAGATGCCGCGTTCCAGCACACCTGCGATAATGCCATACGCAACAGCGCCACGACCCGCAACAATCTCGGCTTCCTCTTTCGGAACGCCCTTTTCGATAAGATCGTCGCGCATAGACTTGTACGTGCCACCCATTTCAGAGGCGGTGGTCATTGCGGCAGCAACGGCGAAGCCAAATTGCCTTGCCGCCTGCTGCGACATACCGGGTACGGCGGCAGCTTTTGACATGCCACCACCAATCAGTATCGACATGGCGGTGCTTGTAATAAGTTCGGGCGCTTGGTTCTGCCACCATTCAGGGCTTTCCATCGCCTCTTTTACGGAATCCCACCCTTGGCCTTCAATCACCGAAGCGGGGTCGGGCGCAAGGTGGCGAGACTCACGGATGCTGCTGTACAGATCAGCCCGCTTGTTGGAAGTGTCGCGTATATAGCTAAGGACCGGCTCAACAAAAAGCCGCAAGGCAGAACTGATCCTGTTGATCGGGGTTTCCCGTGGGTCGTCCCGAATCATCCGGGCTATCGCAAGATCGGCCTCACTCCCACCACGACTTACTGCTGATGCTGCGGCTGCTGGCTGTCGGGCCATGCCCTCAATAAAACCAATCGTGCCGCGAGCAACGCCACGCGAGATGCCGCCCATAGCGCCAACCGACTCCTGCTTTCGATACCGACGTATCATGTCCTGCTCGATGGGAAGCGGGGGATCGGTGGGCTTTGGCTCGGCTTCCTGCGCAGACGCCGGCTTTTGGCCAAGAGCTTTTGCAAAAATATCAAGTTCGGTTTGGCTGGTTGTGGCTTGGGTCATCGTATCCAACCGTATTCAGCGAGTATCGGTCTAAGGTATTCTTCAAGCTCTGCCACATCTTCTTCATTGTCAAGGTTTGGCTGTCGGCCATGTCCGCCCAAAGACGAGAACTTCTCTTTCGCAAGTTCCATCATCCCGCTAACAATAGAAGCGTCAACATTCTGCGGTGTTTTGTCACCGTACTCCGGTTGCCAGTAAAGCTGAGCGTTCGGCATACCGTCCGTTTTGGAGATATGCTTTTGAAATTTTCGCTCGATTTCTTCAAACCCGTCATCGCCACGACGTAGGACGTTGTTTGGAGATGCAGTCGCCACATTCCACTCCATCGCAGCGGCAAGGTTTCCGTCGCCGTCGAAGAATGGCACTTGAGTCCTGATACCCTCCCGGTACGAAAGCCAGGGGCGGTCGTCTAATCCATCCCTGACATATTGAGTTAGCCAATTTGGCGCGTCGCTAATCTCCGCAATCGAAGCCTCAAGCCTCGCCACACCAACTTCGTCTGGTGCAGCGGAAGTGCCGACGCCGAACAACTCAGCCCTTGCAGGCACGTTTTGCCCCGTGGCATTTTGTAGGATCAGGAAGTTACCGAGGAACGCGGTGGCGTCACTGGTCGCCTTTGAAATAGCTTCCTCTGTAATCTCTGCGCTTTGGCCAGTTTGATCTATCAACGCCAGCGTAAACCTCGCACCAAACTCTTTCTTTTGCTCGTACAAGAGCATCGTAATGTCTCTGCCGTAGGCGTTCTTTACTGCGGACAAGACGTTGATCGCGTTGCCGCCGTTCAATTTCTCAACGCCGGTCGATAAGAGTGCCGCCGATTTCTCAGAAATTGACGCGGCTTGCGGGGTGACCAGCTTATCGAGAACCGCACTAATCGCTTTCGGGTCTTTCATGTTTCGCGTGAGATAGAAAGCATCCTCTGCGAGTTTTCGGTTTTCATTTTCGCGCAACAGTTGACGCGCCTGATTGTGGTTTTTTTCATCAATCGCGTGCATAACAGACGCGAAGCCTGGGAGGTCCGCGCCGCCCCGCGTCCGGTCGTTTAATTCTCGCATGAGTGCTGGCGATTGGCGAAGCCCCGCCTCGGCGGTATCTGCGGCTACGGACTCAACGCTCTCACCCCTTGCCACACGCATCCTGAAAAACTTATCAAGAACATCGCTCGTAATTGGAATACCGTCGATCGACTCGCCCTTTTGCATACGGGTGTCAAGTTCCATCGCCAGGTCGTCCGACTCCTGCGACCGCTTCACTACCGCTTCGTATGTCTTGCGATGTTTGTTGACTTCGTTGCGAGCGTCAGCCGTGGTAGGCATTGCATCGACGATTGCCTCGAATCGGGGACCGTCGCCGTCTGCCGCAGCGTCCTCAAGTTCGGGAGTAAGCACTTCGATCAGCACTTCGTTTCGTGTTCCGGCATCAGAGAGGATGCGCATTTCTGCGTCGAACATTTGCATCGACTCATTGAAGTCCTCGGCGGCGAACTTCTTGGCAGAGAACACATGGCTCAATCGCTGTCGAAGGTCGTTGGTGGCAGCACCGACCGCGTGTTCAGAGACGGAATCAAGACCCTTCTTAGCCGCGTCCTTCACGCTGCGGATATCATGCCCGCTCAAATACTTCATGCCCTCGTCGCTCGATGCAAGGGCTTCCGCCGATTCATATTGGCCTGTGTCGAATAGAAAATCAATCTTGGCGCGTAGCAGCTTGGGCTTAATGCTTTTTCGCAGATCATCCACCACATCCTTGCCAACCTGCCCCTCAATCAGCGACAGGTGTTCATCGACCATTTTGGCGGCGTCGTCGTATCGCATCGTGTCGTCTTTGCCAAGACGGTCGGCCAACTGCAATCCACTTTCCTTTACCGTGTCGATGCTTTCCTTGACAACTCTGCCTGCCGATTCGCGGCGAATGCCAATCTCACGCCGCTTTGCTTGGTCAGCGAAGCGGTTGATCATTGCGTCCCGCAACTCTCGATCTTCAAGATTGTCCAAACCCTCGATAAATGAGCCGATTTGCTGGCTGTAAACCGAAGATGCCTGCGATGGGTCTGCCTCTTGCGATGCCGCCCACGCAGCGTCGTCCGCTTCGAGGAATTGAAGTTGCAGTTTGGCAGCGGCGTTTGCCTGCTGCGTCTTTTTGATACTGAGCGCAAACCGCTCTCCCGCATTCCCAAGCTGTGCGATACCCTGGCCAAGAGCGACGCCAGCCTGCCCCGTGTTCACATTGGTCTGAATGTCAGCAACGATAGGAACACGACCAGGCGCGTGAGAGGTTGACGATGCAAATGCGGGGATTCTGGCCATTAGTAAAGGCTTCCGTGTTGGGCCTCTGGAACATAAAAGTCTGATGACGTACCCGGCGATTTCTTAAATGCCCCTGCCTGCGCGCTGCCAAGGAGTGAAGTGCCAACACCCGCAGCGCCGCCGATAAGTGAGCCGATGGCTGACGATCTATTGGAGTCGGCCTGATTCTCGAAGTTACGTGACCTGACCGCACCACCGTATCGAACGGCCAGAGCGTCCAGTTCCGCCTCCATCGCCTGATCGCCAAGCACTTCCAGCGGCGTCCCTGTTGCCTGCACACCTGCTGCGCCGTAGGCCGCACGAATCGACCCCATGCGTCGGGCGCGGTCACGACGTAGGCGTTGCTCCTCAGCCCGCGCCGCCGCACTTGCAGCGTCCGCGTTCGACTCGGCTACCTTGGCTTGCTGCTGATAAGCGGAGTAGGAAGCGATGGCGCTAATGCCGGTTCCTGCCGCTGCCGCAATCGCAAATATTGTCACTGGAGCCATATCAAACCCTCGCATACATCTGGTAATCTGTACCGTCAGGGCCGAAGCGACTCATTCGCCCCTCAGCCTTAAATCCCAACATCTTCGCCCACCGATGGCCGGCGTCAAAGTTTTGTTTGACCGTCGTTTCAATCCTGACGATGCCCGCGTTCTCAAGGAAATCAGACACCCGGCGGTGAATCCAAAGCATTTCCGTTCGGCTGACGGGGCATCCCATGAGTAGCCACGCCTCGGCGCGTGTCTGCCAATGGCGAACGATGCCAGAGCAAACGATAATCCTGCCGTCGTGCCTGCCGGTGAAGCAATCGCCGCCGCTTGCCGCCGCCTCCCACACTTTCGGGTCGCTCGGAACCTCCATGTAGGATTGCAACTGAATCTCACCTGCGTCGCTTGGCTCGAATTGTCGAAGGTCAAACTCCGCCAAGGTCAAACTCCCATACGATTGAAAGAACGGTCATTGGTAACGGCTGATCTTGCGTCAAGGTCAACATCACCCCTCGGCTCATTGATGAGTTTGGGGCAACCGTCTTATATCCAGAGAACAACGGCGTTCCAGCGTCCATCGGGTCGTCAGAACTCCTGAACTTAATGATATCGAGTGTTTCTGCCGTGTCACCAATCTTGGCGCCAATGGTTTCAAAGAAACGGATTGACGCCTTGTAGACTCGGCCAATCTTACCGCGTGAATCCATCACCGTTGACTCAGGGTGAATCGGCATTGATTGAAGCGTCGATGTGTAGGGCAAGCCGACCTGCACAGTGGAGTAGGTGTCCTTTAACGTGATACTTCCGCTGCTCACGGTTCGGGCAGGGTGAACCGCACCATCGGCAAGGATTGTCACAGACTCGCCTTCAAGGTGGTCAAGGCCGGTGATCGTGTCCGTCGCGGTACTGTCGTAGGTCAGGGAACTATCAACGAAAATCGCATCGTCAACGTCGGAGGCCACGCCGTCGAAGTCGGACGTGAGGTATTCGACGTATCGAACCGTCGCCCCGTTAATCGTCCGCTTCACGATCATCCACAACTGATCTTCGTTGCCTTCGCGGATCGAAACGATCGACTCTACCGCCGGCTGCGATGCTCCCGTCAAAGTCCCACCGATGACGTGGCGATGCCACCCCACAACCTCTTGCTCTCGCTCGTAGGTCATGCCGAGTAGTTGGCCGTCCGCACGCGCAAGCCACAACACGCTGTTTGGCTCATGCTGATAAGCCGAGTCAACCACGCCTCCGGTAGTGATATGCTCGGAAAGGATGGTCATGTCGGGTGCGATGAACTGATCGGCGTCGAAGCTGAACGCCAGTTCACGCACCACCTGATCCCCGCGTTGGACCATGAGAATTGAGGGGCCGACTTCATGCGACCTGATCGTGTCGCTGACGCCGTAGCTGCTCTGCTTAAACACCGCGAAGTTGGTCGGGCTGATCGGGTCGAAAGCGGCGGTGGACTTACCCACCCACGGGCCACCCTGCGTACCGATCAAAATGCCGCGTGCGTTGCTGCTCAAGGACCGGATGGCGTTCACCTGGTTGGCGCTGATCGTGTACGTGACAGCATCATCGTCGGCCACCGTACCATCCGTCTGCGAGGGCTGGAAGTTGACGAAATCACCCACCACCGAACCCCACAGGGTTTGCGGGTGGTTGTCGCTGCCGCCGAAGTAGAGGCGTTCCTGGTGGAAGCTGCACACCCACGGCCAGCTTGTGGTGTCAGACCATGTTCCAAGTCGCCACTCGGTTTTCCCCGTTGTCCCGCCAAAGTTCTCCGCAATATCAACCACCACCACCGTCGATGAGGTTCGGGACGTGATCTGCGCTGCACCCCACGTCGAGGTGTGCTTAATCCTGATCCATCGGCCAACATCGGTTGTCTTGAACCCATCGCCCCCATTGATGCCCGTCGTGGCTGACGCGGTGATATTCACGCCCGTTCCAGAGGTCGCGGCAGGTGTCAGGGTGGTGGTTGTGAGGTTCACATCGAGGTATGGGCCATCGGTGAAGTCAAACTCCGCCAACTCCCAATCCGTGTCACCGTTCCTGCGAAGTTCACGCGGGGAATAGTCGGGGTGGCAGAGGTAGAGGATATCCGCGCTCTGTGTGTACTTGATTTCGGCGAGTTCGGCGGAAGTCCATGGACTACTGATTTCATAGGGGGCAACCACAGTCCCGCCACTCGAATAAGAGCCGGGGTCGGACGCTACCGCGTATTCGATCGTCGTTGAGGTTACGGCGGTGATAACCTTCGTACCGTTGTAGCCTGACGGGTCAATACTGGCGACTGTGACGGTCGTACCGACGAGCATCGTGTGCGCGGCAGATACAGTCACCGTTGCCGTACCACCGCTCCACGTCGCTCCTGTGACCGTGTGAGACTTTGTGAGTTGCCCGCTGCTGCGGTAGAAGCGAATCGTCTGATCGCCAAACTCAAGAACGTAGGTCTGATCGACAGAATACTCAAAGCCAATCAGCCGTGTGGTGTCGGACGAATCCCTCACTTCGCTGACGTACTTCGTACCCGGACGACGCATTGCCCCGCCATGCTTCTGACAGATGATATTTTCAACCGTCTTGGCCCCGCTTTGAACCTTGGCAATGTCAGTACGACCGAACAGCCGGGGCGATAGTTCGCCAGCGGTGAAGTTCGTTTGTACTTTCGTTGATCGCGTCAAGGTTAAACCTCAGAGATTGCTCGATAGTTCGAGTCTTGGCCATGTCGTGCATCGAGCCACGTGCTGCTTGTGATCTGGTCGATACCTGATTCGCGGGAGTCGGCGTACTGCGCCTCCTGAATCTTCTCGTTGGCCATTTCAGCCATTGCTCTTGCCATTGTCTCACTACCGCCGATGGATTTGGCAATCTCCGACGCGAGTTGAGCCGAAATCGCCTCTGTGAGAAGCGAATCCATAGCAGATACGTCGGTGATTTTGTAGATGTAAATGATCTTCGCCGGGTTCACATTCGTCAGGAACTTGCGCCCCTCGACCTTGTACGGCTCGTCCAACTCTTGAAGTTGCACCACGCGGAGGAAATCAGCAGGGAGTTGGTAAGCGTAGGTGTAGCCGAAAGCAGGTACGTCCGTTCCGGCCAAAACTGCGCCAAGGTCAACCCGCTTCGTAGCGCAGTTCCAAGGGTGGCGGCGGAGAATGGCGTCGCGGACGGAGGCGTAGCGGTGGTTGCACACCCTGGCAGACTTGGTTTCGTCCGTCAAGGAGGCGATTGTGGACTCACCAACCATAATCAAGGCCGCATTTGCAATATCGACTTCACTGGACGCCATGTGCCGCCTCCAATCTTGATAAGAGTATAACGCATGAGGAGCAAAAAAAAGACCCCCGACCATTTAACAGGCCGGGGGTCGAGCAGAAAACAGGAATCTTTCGACCCGCTGGATCAATCGACCGTGTATTCAACGATCATGGTCACATCGCCTGCTGCCGCGGTTGCAGCGACAGTCTCGATCGTGATTGCGATGTCGAGCAAGCCGCCCGGATCGGTGGTGAGAACGGCGTCGCCGTCTTGCCACACCTTGTTAGCGACTTCGTTGATGTTGCGAGCCTCGAACATGAGTTCGACGCCGGCGGTGTTGGCCGACTGCAACGTGGTGATGAGCGACGCATAGCAATCGCGGTCTGCGACCGTACCATCGGGCTTATAGAGGCCCACGTCGGCGACCAACGTCGGCGTGGTGTGTGCGTCGAGGTCGTCGTTAAAGAGCCTGATGCTCTGGATGACGGCGTTCGACGGGACACGAGCCATCACGATGATATCGTCATCGTCAATGTCGCCTGTGCCGAGCGCGATGGTGCTTTTGACCGTTCGGACGCGCCCGCCTTGGACGGAAACAGAGTTCGGTACGGGCGGGTTGGCGACCAAGTTGGTCACTGTGTCTGAGTAAGTGGTTCCCATTGGGGATTGCCTTTCTGAACGGGGTTAATGTGCCTCATACGAGTAAGCGGGGTTCAGTCGAACGGGTCTTACGACTCATCGCAACTGATTTGGACGACGTATTCCTCTTGCAGTCGGACAGCGCCGAACGACATGCAGAGGTAGGCGTACCACGAAAAGCGCTTGTCGGCGCGTTCCGCGACGCGGGCGGTAACATCCATGCCGACGCCCAACTTCACGCCGTTACGATGCCATGCGAGGCATTGACGGGTCGTGCTTGATGCGGGCAGGATGCCGGACGAAATCCGGTGGAAGTTGAAGCCGAGGTATTGGTTGATTTCACCATTGACCAAGGCTTTGACCGTGTTGTAGTCCGAGCTTGTGACTTCGGGGTCTTGCAACAGATCGTGGAGTTGGGTTGCGGTGACCGCGATGTGGCGGTTGCCGTCATCTTCCGGCACTTCATCATCGTCCATGATCGCCTTGGCGCGACGAAGTTTGCCGACCGTGAGGCCGCTGTTCGCAGCCGAGCCGGTTTCAACGTAGTTGATGGCAACCTTGTTGGCCGTGGCGAGGGTGTTGGCCGTTGCCCCGGTGTGGCCGGAGTAGGCCGTGCCATTCATGGCGGTGAGGATGATGCTGTCGAGTGACCGACCGAAAGCCATGCGTGCGTTGGTGACGTAGGGGTTGGTCGGGTCGATGAGGGTGCGAACACGGTCGAGTTTGTCGATCATGTCGCCCCACTCCTTGTCCTGCAACACGCATTTCCTGCGGTCATGCGGCGTACTGACGAGGGGGGAGTCGCCGTGACGGCTCGCAACGTCTTGAACTTCGGTAGCACCGATCTGTTCAAACCATGCGGTATCGCCGGTGACGGATTCTTCCATCACGTAGGGGCGGATTTTGGAACCGCCAGCTTGGAGTTTGAGGTCAACGGCAGATTTGAACTGCTCGACGAAGGCTGTGGTAATTTCAAAAGACACTGTGAGTTTCCTTTCACGAAACAACGGGGGATTCCGTATGCTTCGGAAGGGCTACCCACACAAACGATGTGGACACTTCCTGTCGTTTTACACCCGGTCGGTGACGCCCTTTCGCGTGGTCAGGCAGGCCCGAAGGTTATCCGCCGCCACCACTATAACTGACACTAAATCTCAAAGTCAAGCGCTAGTTTTCAGGATAAGCCTGCTCGTAGAGTGCTTGGCGTCGTTTCACGGCTGCTGCATGGCCGGGGTGGTTGTCTTGGGTGAGCGCCTTTGTGAACTCCGCATCCATGCCGAGATTGGCCAATTCCGCCTGCGCCTCCGCCGGCGACTTGTCGAAACTCTGCTTTTTGCCGCCCCCGATAACCTCATCTTCGGAGATTGCGCGACCGATCTTCGCCATTGCCTTCACGACGGCAGGGTGATTGGAGAGGCCCGCGCCATCAAGAGCCTGTAAAAGCTCATCGCCGCCAAACTCCTTCACCGCTGATTGAGCAAGGGCGATATTCTGGTCGAACGCCTTACCCCATTCTTTACGAAGGGATTGCTCGGCTTCTGTCCGCTGCTGCTCAATCGTGGACGAGATTGATGCTTGACCGTCCGCGATCTGCTGCGCGTAGGCGCGGTAGAGTTTCGCCGCCTGCGTCTTGCTGAGGCCGAGGTCGTGTGCGATTTCGCCGATCTTACCCTTGTCCGCGTCGGCAATTTCCACACCTTCCGGTAGGTTTTCGGTTGGCCACTCGTATTTGTCGGCTGATTCGGGGCGACCGAGTTTGGCGTAGAAGGCGTCGATTTCCTCTTGCGGCGCGTCACGACCGGGGATCACAACCTTGTCGGCACCGACGAGTTTTTGCGCGTGAACATAGCCCTTTGCAAGCCCCTGCACATCCTTGATCGAGGCCAAGGACGGATCGGCTTTCAGGTCATCGGGAAGTGAGTCGCGCCAGTCGGTGGTTTCCGTAGTTGAAACCGTAGATTCCGTGGATTCGCTGGTTTCGGTTGCTTCTGCGGTCGTTGATTCTTCGCTCATTATGTGATTTCCTGTTTTGCGTAGGTGTATCCGTAACTCTCTGCCATGCTCATTATGCCATCTGACAGGCTTTCGTCAATCTTCTTGAGTATTTCCCACGAAACCTCCGGCACGCCTGCCTTGGGCCTTGTGTTGATATTCAGGGGCAACCTGAGGATGCGGGGGCGTGTTCCACGTGGAACATCGAATATGTTGCACAGGTTGTCATACACCGCACTCCCGAACTTCAAGTCCTCGACGCGGTAGGTCCACGACGCTTTGCTCGCCATCAGGTGGTTAAACCTCATGTAGACGGATGCGGCACGATGGACCTTGCGGAGTTCTTCGTTCGGGTGCAGCTTCGGAGCGCCCACCACCGATTCGATTCGACTGAAAATCCCGTTTTTCAGGGTGAGCATGGAACGGATGCAGGCAATGGGTTCGCGGACCTGGTGTAGCCTGCGCGTGAACTTCCCACGATACTTCGGTCTGTCAAGGAACTCGTACCAATTGCACCCGATCATCCCCCGCTCTCCCACCTTCTCATGCCCCACGTCAACACCGAGCGCGTTGAGTAGGTTCGAGGTGTAGGTGGTTCCAGATCGACCGCTGGATAGTATGCAGATCATACAAACTTCCTTGGTAGTGAACGGTATAGCGGATCACCGCCGAGGGACAGATAAACCGTCGCTGTCACAGTGTCGTCGCCGTCATTCCCGTTCGCATCCGTCACGGTGAGGCGGAGGGTGTAATCGCCTACGGTATCAAAGCTGACGGTTGGTGCTTCTACACTGGTGGCGCTGAATGTCACGGTCGCGCCCATCGGCTCACTCACCACTTCCCACAAGTATGTCGTGATCGCCGACCCGCCCTCAAGAACCGTTGGCCTCATTGTGTAGTCGAGGTCGATTATGGTGTCGATGTGGCGTCCGGCATCGACGGTGGGGCCGATAGTAATCGCCGGATTCATCACTGTGAAGGCGAAGCCTACGGGGAGTGGGGAAACGGTTTTATCCACTGAAATACCGGGGGCAACCGGCGTCATGGTGAATGGTAGCGTGGATGGATCGGGCGATTTACCCACACTGACAGATGGTGTCGGAATTGAAATGCCAAGGGCGAGGGGGGATGGGGAAACACCCTTATCCACCGAAACCCCTGGCGAAGCGACAGAAATTGAAAAGGTTGTTGGGCTTGGTGCCACGTTCCCGCCAGAGGTTACTCCCGGCGTGTTCACCGTGAAAGCAAACGCCGCGGGCGACGGCGTTACAGTCTTGTGCGGCGTGGCGGTTGGCGATGCGATGGCGAAGCCGAATGTAACAGGGTCGGTTGAAACAGATTTATCTACTGTGGCGGTTGGGGCCGCAAGAGAAAATCCAAACGGTGTCGCTGTCGGGGTTATTGAATAATCAATCTCGACTGTTGGCGTGGTTGGAGAGAACCCGAACGAAATGGCGGCTGGCGTGACGGTGGTTCCAACGGTAATCGACGGCGATTGTGGGGATATGGAGAATGAAATCCCATTTGGCGATACTGCTTTGTCCACAGATATTGCCGGGCTGACTGGCGTGAAGGCAAAGGCGACAGTTGACGGCTCTGGAGAGAAATACTCGTAATAAACCTTGATTTCCGCGTAATCAATATACACGTCTGTGTTTTGGGTTAGCGGATTTGTTACATAGGTTCTAATACCAAAAAGCGACCCTAGCACATCACTTCCGTCAAACCCGGCATTCCAGTCATCCGTACTACTTCCAAATATCTTGGTTTCTACGGATGTTGACCACGTATCATTTATGGTTTTCAAGTCGCCTTGCGGCGTTCCACCCCCATCCATCACCTGAACCCTGTGGTATAACAAGTTTGCGGCAGAGGCATATCTTTCGATCCGAACCTCAATACCAACAACCACCGCGTTTGATGGTATAGATGGCGAACCAACATTGCGACCGTAAAGCCGTTGTGTCCCTTGTCCGATCGTCGTAAGAGTACCCGCGCTCGAATAATTCCCATCATCACTTTGCGCGTAAGATGGGTTGCTCCACGCCAACCCAGACAACTGCGATGTAAATGTAGCAAACGAAAGCCACCCTGTATCAGGCATTGCCCGCCGCCTTTCGGCTTACGAGCCTTGCAAAATACCTTCGGCGTTCCACGTGATCGTGAGGTCGCCACCGTCAGGGTCGAGGGGGAAGCCGCCGGAGTCAATCCATGCGACAACCGGACTGTCGGTGTCGTCGGTGACGTGAATATAGAGCAGAATCCCCGCGATCTGGCGTGTGCCGTTGCCGAGTGTGGAGAACACCTCATCAGCCGCATCGAGTTCGACACGGTTGTTCGCGGCATCGACATTCAACGCTTCGGAATCGAGTGCTTGACGGGAGTAGCCGCTGCCGTCGAACTCGTCGAGCGTGGTGATATCGTCGATGAACTCTGCGTCCACGTCCGTATCGCCGGTGGTGTTGGTCATCAGCAGCGCAGCCCTCACGTCGAGTGAGGCCCAGTTCGAGAAGTTCACGTTGCTGAGAGATTTGTAGAAAAAGCTGTCTGCCATGATAAGTTCCTTGATTCAGATGGTGCGTCGCATACCGACAGCGCGGAGCGGGTCGCTGCTGCCGCCGGCTGTGGTTTTTACAATGTGGGTGGAGTAGGGGGC